CCCATGCACCTGTCTAGTAAACAGGAGAACGTCGGTTCGATTCCGACATCAGGCTCTCGATCTCCCGTAGCACAACGGTAGTGCACGTGGTTGTTACCCATATGCAGATGTTGGTTCGAATCCAGCCGGGAGAGCTAGTGCTAGACATCGTCAGGCTTGTAGACGTTGACACAGATGGGTACCGTCAAGAAGACGGCAGCATACAGCTCATCTACTCGTGGTATTGCCATCTCCATCCGGAGGAGATAGGCAGCCTGTTCATGTACAGCACTGAGGCCGACGCCGCTAGGGCGGCGCTCGACCACATCACCGATAGCCATGGTGATGGACGCAGTGAGGTCTCCTAAACCTCAACATCAGGGTTCGAATCCCTGCATGGCTACGTTTGTGAGCAAAGCTCACGCACTAGCTAGTGCGGCCATGCCGCACGTAGCTACACCCCCTTCGTCCAATGGGAGGGCCGCTGTCTTACAAACAGCAGACGGGAGTTCGATTCTCTCAGGGGGTACCGACGCGCCAATGCTGGCAGGCCGCGTTGTACCAGAAGACCAGCACACACCCGCACGAGCGAAGCCACGGTTCCCTAGCCGTGGCTTTTGGCGTGCACTACTCACTAGGAGAACAGCATGAGCAACTGGGGTATCGAGGACGCAACTGGCGACCTGGGCGGAAACACTGACAACTCCGGCCCGAAGGCACTTCGCGACGCGTACGACGCACTGAAGCAGCAGAACAAGGAGCTGGCAGACGGACTGGCCGCCGTCAACAAGCAGCTTCGTGACCAGACTGTAGGTGCGACCCTCAGCGAGCTTGGCATTCCCGCTGCTGCCGCCGAGCAGTACAAGGGAGAGGCGGACCCGACCAAGGTCCGTGAGTGGGCTGCATCCATGCAGACCCTATTCGGCGGTGGACAGGCAGTAACGCCTGGCAGCACCCCTAACCCAACCGACCAGACTCCTCCTCCGGCCATGACGCCGGAGCAGCAGGCGCAGCTCCAGCAGATGCAGGAGGCGGGCTCTCAGGGCACGCCGCTCGGCAACATGGAAGCAGCGTTCGGCAAGGTCGGTGACGCTACTGATCTCTCGGGTCTTCTGTCTGCGTGGCAGACCATCAAGTAAGACCCTGACCTCCTAGGAGGTAGGTGTGGCTAACGCCTTCACCGGTACTGCGGCGATGGCAAACCTCGTCCAGACCACGTACGACCGCGCACTTGAGTTCGCTCTCCGTGCGCAGCCCATGTACCGTATGGTTGCCGACAAGCGCCCGGTACAGCAGGCAATGCCTGGTTCTTCCGTAGTCTTCGAGATCTACCAGGACCTGGCTCAGTCGATCACTCCGCTGAATGAGCTGGTTGACCCTGATGCGGTTGCCGCTGGCAACCCGACCACTGTTTCCGTGACTCTGAACGAGTACGGTAACTCCATCCTCGTCTCCAACAAGCTGGACCTGTTCAGCTTCACTGACGTGACCGCCGGTCTCGTCAACCAGGTGGCGTGGAACCTGGTCGACTCTGTCGACCTGGTTGTTCAGAACGTCCTTGCGGCAGGAACTCAGGTCATTCGTCAGAACGGTGACCCGGCTTCCGTCGACCCAACCTACAACGGTGGAACCACTGACGGCGTGACCGTCGACTCTACGTACAGCTCCAAGGCTGCGCGTCTTGCGGTGGCGAAGCTCCGCGCCCAGAAGGTGCACCCCAACAAGGGCAGCTTCTACACCACGTACATCCACCCGGAGGTCTCTCACGACCTGCGTGCGGAGACTGGTAACGCGGCATGGCGTGACCCGCACAACTACTCTGCGGCCAATAACATCTGGGCCGGAGAGATCGGCGAGTACGAGGGATCGGTCTTCATCGAGACTCCTCGTAATCAGAACGCCCTGAACGCTGGAACCCCCCAGGTTCGCGTCTTCCAGACGTACACCACCGGCCAGCAGGCTCTTGCCGAGGCTGTGGCGGAGGAGTTCCACACTGTTCGCGGTCCGGTCGTTGACAAGCTGACCCGCTTCCAGCCTCTCGGTTGGTACGGCGTGGCGGGATGGGCTCTGTACCGTCCCGAGGCTCTGATCCGTACTGAGACCACCAGCTCCATCAACAACGCGTAAGTAACTAGGAGAGAGGGGAGCCTTCGGGCTCCCCTCTTTCTTCGTATGGAGGGTAAATGGCTGACTGGATCTTCACGACTCCGACAGTCGAGGAAGCACCGTTCGCATGGAACCCTCTCATGGAGAGGTTCCGTATGCCGAGGGGAATCTCCCTTGTCGAGGTCTCTCCCTGCGTGTACAAGGAAGTACGCTACGACGCGTACACCAACGAGCTTGGAGCAGTCAACCTCGGAGGAGTCACTACCAACTTCCCCGAGTTCTGGCCTCAGCCGCAGGCTGGGCTGCACTACTTCCGTGGCGGCTATGAGCATGTCGTGGACGATGAGGTCAAGGCGTGTCTAATCGCCTCTGGCCTGGTAGACGAAAGCAACTTCACTCCCGCAAACCTCCCATCGACCGGCTTCGGTTTCGGTGGCTTCGGTGAGGGACCGTTCGGAGGATAGATGGTTTACACCCCGATCCCAAAGGGCACCCAGAACTGGGATGTGCCCGTCAATGACGCCTTCACCGCGCAGGATACGAGGATCACTGACCTGGAGTCTCGTACTCAGGGCCAGACCTACTACTTCCTGGTTGCGGCGTCCAACGCCCCGGACCAGGTGAAGGCCAAGGCCGACTACGTGTGCGATGGACTCGCTGACCAGATCGAGATCCAGAGCGCAGTGGATGCGGCATTCGCCCAGGGTGGCGGAATCGTTCAGCTCACTGCTGGATTCTTCAGCACCTCGTTCCCTATTACGCTTCACCCAGCCGTGACGCTCAGGGGAGCGCACGGCGATCAGATCTTCAACCCGGATCAGCTTACCTCCGGCTCTCGCATTGCTCCCGACCCGTCGTTTACGGGTGGGGCGGTCATCGTCCTGCTTGGACAGACCGCTGGTGGATATGGGAACAAGTCCGCCGAGCAGAGGATCTTCCATCTGACCATCCTGGGTGACTCTGCTCCAGCGAATGTCAACGGAATCCAGGGCAGCGACTACGTCCACGGCGTTTGTCTACAGGATGTGGCGATCGTCAGGCCGACCGGCAAGGGTATCTACACCTTCACCGAGAACGGCGCTCAGCCGTTCTCTTGGACGCTCCACCGAGTCCTAGTGGACAACTCGGTCGGAGTAGGAATCCACCTGATCAACCACACTGACGCCACCATGGTGGATGTCATCTCCATCGGGGCAGGAGAGTCCAACTATGTTCTCTCCAACATGCCCAACAGCCGACTGATCGGCTGCCGTGCAGAGTGGTCCGAGGCTCACGGCTACAAGATCGAGGGAGATTGGGGAACTGGTCAGGGCTCTGGCGGAATGCTGATGTCTGGCTGCTCCACCGATCGCAACGGTCAGAACGGCATCGACATTACCACCACTGGCAACGCCCCAATCAACATCGATGGCATCATCACCCGTCGTGACGGGAGGAACGGTGGGCTCGGTGGAGGCGGATACGCAGGTATCAGCGTCACCAACGCAACCAACCCGATCATCATCTCCAACCACACCAACTACCCAGGCGTGGATGATGGTGGGGCTGGAGTCAACAGCCCAGACTACGGACTGAATGCCGCTGGCTCTACGTATGTGTTCCTGTCCTCTGGCTTCCTGCATGCCGAGCTTGACGGATTCCATGATGGAGGCGGGAACGCCCAGCTTCGTCGCGGACCCAACGTCGGTGAGCGAGTGGGGTCTACCGCTACTCCGGCTGACGCCTTCTCCGAGGCGTGGACAGCGTATGGAAACATGGATGTAACTGGCTACTTCGTGACCAACTCTGGCCAGTCGAATGGTCAGTGGAACATCTTCAGCGGAGCGCCTGACGCGCTCCGTCTGGGTTCAGGCGGAGGCGGACTGTCCATCTCCGAGGGCGGCGCGGCCCGTATGGGCCAGTCCGCCCTGACTGCCGGAACGGTGACCGTGGCCAATGCCTCGGTTGCTGCGAATGACAGGATCATCCTGTCAAGGCAGACTCCTGACGGAACCCTTGGTCACCTGTCTGTGGCCAAGAATCCTGGCGTTGGGTTCGATATCAACAGCTCTGACGCCGGAGACACATCAACTGTCGCATGGGTCATCCTGCGACCAGCATAAGGAGCGTATATGGCGCACGACTACGATCCGGCCAAGGAGCCTTGCAACCCGCTGTACGGTCCTCCGTGCTACGAGTGCAACATGTGCACCGCTGGCCCTGGTGGTAAGACCACCAACATCGAGAACAACGAGAAGGGAATCCTGGAGGCGGGACTTTTCGAGGTGATCGGCAAGCACCGGCAGGCCGCCCTTGGCTCCGACCACGATTCCTTCAAGCAGGGAATCTACACCACGAACAGCGTGGGGGACAACGACTGATGGCGGGCAAGTTCAAGAAGGGCGCTCGCTGTTCGAGCGCCTGCCCGACCAGGGATCACCGCACGTTTGGCGAGTGCATGAGGGCGAAGAACCTCAACCTCAATCCGAACCTGGCAGACACTGGAGCAAGTAAGGCTTGGGACGGTGAGCTACAGGCGTACCGCGATGCGCGAGCGCAGGGCATTCAGCCTGCCGGTACGTCCATGACCAAGGTGCGTGAAGCTGTAGAGATCAGCCAGGCAACTGGTAAGGCTTTCCAGGCGGACGCACCCTTCCAGTAAGGAGTATTCGTGGCAGTCACATTTGCCAATATCGTAGACCGAACCAAGCAGCAGATTCTCGGCTACACGAAGGATCAGGCATCCGTCTCATACCTAGTTGAGCCGATGACTGCCACGTCCACTCAGTTCCATGCGGACGAGGAGACGATCTCCAACCTGTCTCGCGGGCTGGTGGAGATCGGAGACGAGCTGATCCTCATCAAGAAGTTCGACAAGACCAGCGGCATCGTCACCGTCATGGGCGGCAACTCTGGTACTGGCCGAGGGTTCGACGGCTCTGTGGCCGTCGCCCACGAGATCGATGAGTTCATCATCAACGATCCTCGCTTCCCTCGCGTTCGCATCAAGGAAGCAATCAACGACACAATCAACGGCCTATACCCAGACCTGTGGGTGTTCGGTCAGTACGAGTTCCCTTACCTCTCCGCGAGGTATGAGTACCCGATCCCTGACGAGGCTGACGATGTGTACAAGGTAGTCGTCAACACTATCGGTCCGTCCGGTGTGTGGTTCCCGGCCCAGAGCTGGCGCTTCAACCCGATGGCATCCGAGACGCCAGGCCAGGTCAAGCCGACTCCCACCCCGACCGGCAAGTCCATCCAGATCTACGACCGCATCGTTCCTGGAAGGAACGTGCGGGTCAGCTACACCAAGAAGCCATCCGTCCTGGTCAACAACGATGACGACTTCGAGACCGTGACCGGCTTCCCCGAGCGATACATCGACATGATTACATATGGCGCTGCATGGCGTCTGCTTCCAGCCTATGAGGCTGGACGCCTTCAGCAGTCCTCCATCGAGGCGACTGAGCGTGCACCTCTGGTTCCGACCAGCGCCGCCACGCAGGCATCGCAGTTCTTCCTGGCCCTCTACCAGAAGAGGCTCAACGAGGAGCGCACTCGACTTCAGAGGCTGTACGAGTCCTACCAGACCTTCAACGGATAAGGAGCATCATGGCCGTCCGTTACTACAGCAGCACTGCGGCAGAGA